TGAGCCGCTGAACATAACGCTGCACCGTCGCCAATCACATGAACACCTGTGCTAAACGCATTGTTTAGTACATTTGCTGCTTTGATTTGCTTCGTTTGAGCCATGGAACGAGCCAAAGCTTTTGTGTAGCGTGACGCAAGACGGTCATACAAGTTGTCTTCGATAGCTTCCTCAGTAATTGAGAACGCTAAAGCAATCGTTTCGTTGGTATAACGAGCAGTGTATGTTTCCTGTGCGTCGTCAAAGCTAATTGCTCCGCCTTCACTTTTTACAGGGGCACTTGCGAAACCTCCGAGCATAACCTCTTCCTCAAAAGCTCTGTCAGAACTTTCTTCGTCAAAGATTTCAGAATGCTCGTTTTCGTAACGATTGTATTCTAACCCAAATAACGCATTCAGGCCCGGTTCTAGCTCTTTAGCTAGTTGTGCGCGAGATATAGCCATGTTCTAAGCTCCTTTATACGCCAGTTGTAGAAACAGTACCCGCTGCAATGGAGCCAGTAGGCGCATTGAAGTGGTTGTTTATACGAACGATTAATGGGATACCAGCAGCAGTGAAATCAGAATTAGCGGGATCGTCTTGGATACCCATAACTCTTAATGCCAATGTGTTGGTGGTTGCGATTGTATTCAAATCGGCAGTTGCTGAAGATAGTCCAGTAGTTGTAGAACCACTGTTACCTGTCGCAAGAGCGATGTTTGCGAATACTGCTGCACGAACTTCCGCTTCAGTGTTCGCCGCCGCTACAACGTTAGACGTAGCGATTTGGAACAATTGATTTGGATCGTCGTACACAAAAGCTTTAACGGGATAAGAACTATCCGCGCCAGAGCCGGGCCAGTAATTCGACCATACTGTTTCACCAGTAGTAGAGGACACGTACTCACATCCGCCAAAAACACCTACGATAGAAACGTTACCACCAGCCGCAGCTTGTAGATCGTCAATAACGCCCGCAGCTAACGGAATAACCGCCATGCCATGGAAGATAGGGTTTGAGTTGTCAGATGCAATACGATACTCTGTCATACCGTTAGACGAAGGCGAAGCGCCCTGCCTTGATATTGGTCGGAGGCCATAAGATGAGTCTGTATTTGCCATTTATATTTCTCCAGTAGGGTGGTGGATTAACCTTTTTTAGGTCCACCAAAAGTTACTCTTTGTTGACGTTCAGGTTTATTGATCGTCATGGTTGAATGTGCATTCTCGCGCATCATGTCATGGTCTACAGCTTCCATTTGGTCGTGGTTTTTCTTAGAAAAATAATTCGACCTTTCAGCAACTGTTTCTAATGGCATTCTTGCAAGAATTAATCCGCCTAAACCAAACACACCTGAATATTTACCTGATTCCATTACTGGAGCTTCAAAATCAGGGTATTCGTCTTTTCTGACCAATTCCCATCCTTCCCGAAGCTTTGCGCTGATGTTTTTAGTATCGTCAAATCCGCGCGTTTCCGCTCTTATCCAACGATGTTTGTACCCATCAGGTGCAGGTGGTGCGTCCAACATGGACGGTGGGGCCCACGGCTTACGCACTGCCGTTTTTTCCCTTGTGTTAGCTGCGCGAGAAGTGCGATTTATAGAATTTTCCAACTTTTCGTTTTCATTACTCATATTCTCAATCCTTCACGTATTTTGCGTATTCTTCTAACGGCACACCCAATTTTTTCGCTATTGCGACTTGGCTAGGGGTGAGTCTAACCTTTTTCCCACTACTGCGCCCAGATGAGTTTCTTGAAACAGAAGCAACGCTCTGAGCGGGACGTTTCTTCCTATTACCAAGCTTGTGCGGAAACTCTTTTGCAACTCGCCTGTCTAATTCACTATAGTAGTCATTTGTCTGCGGGTCAAACCCTTCTTCTTCAACAAGTCTTTTATGTATCCCAAATGCAGCATAAGTCATTGCTTCGTCTTGGCCAAACCACTCGTTATTTTCGGCCCAGTCTTCTGCTTTTGGGTCCGGTCTACGCGGTTGTTGTTGCGGCATAGGTTGCTGTACTTGTTGCTGTTGTTGAGCAACAGCTTGCTGTCTATAACGGTCTTGTTGCATTTTTGCTTGAGAAGCTCTGTCGCTTTCAATAGCCAAAGAAGTCATGTTTCTTTGTATTTTTACAGCTTCCGCGCTATCTCCTAATTCCATGGCACGAGCTAAATCTTTTTCAGCTTGCTCCATTTGACTGGTAACACGGTAAGTATATTCATTTACATAACTGGTATCTAAACTATCCATTCTTTTTTTAATAGTTTGAGATTCAGCTTGAACGTTTTTAGCATAGGTAAGAGCTTCACCTTCACGTCGTTCTGCTTCCCGCATTTTCTTTGTAAGACGGTCAATTCTTTTTTGAGTTGCGGTATCACTCTTCTCAAATTGATCTTCAACGACCTCGACTTGAGGTTTATTTTTTTCTTCGGGAGCTTCTTTTAACTCTACTTCTGTATCTTCTGTTTCTTCAAGTTCAAGCTCTATTTGGTCTTTTTCTTCTGCCATGATCTTCCTCTAAAAATGTAATACGTCTTCAGGACTTAAAATTTTTGCTAATATTTCATCATCATTTAAAATGCGAACTTCTCCGCCGTCTATTTGAAAACGAGAACCAGCATAACGTGCAAACATAACCCAATCTTTTTCTTGGCACCAAGGCCCCGAAGGAAATTTAGTTGGATCTCCGTAGGCTAAAGAGCCTACTTTAAGCACGTATCCTACTTGAGTGGATACTTTTTGCTCCTCTACAACTTTGTCCGGTAATAAAATACCACCGTCGGTTTTGCCTTGACCTCGATAAGGTAAGATCAAAATCCGCCATCCAGTTGGAGTGGGCAATCTTTCTAAAAGGGAAGTTCCTATTGTTTCCGGCCGTAGAACCGGTTTTTCTTGGTACGCAGAGGCTAAATCTTCAACACCTTTTTTTACGCCTTCCAAGTCTACTTGGCTATTTTCACTCAATTGAGCGCTCCTGTTTTTCTAGCAGGCTTTTTAGTTCCTGTTCCACATGATTTAGGGAATCTAACATTCCCATAAGCTCACGATAATGCTCCATGCTTTTGATTTGATTATGAATTAACGCCTCAAAAACAACTTCTCGTCTCTCTCTTATAATACGATATACAGATTCTGCAAGATAAATCTCATCCATTCGCATAGTCCCCCATAAAGTCTAACATATTACTATCTTATCTTAGCATATCTTATACGGGAAATACTAGACTTAAATTAAATTTAAAGCTTGCTCCTTTGTTTCATCGTTTCTTCTTAGCCAACCACGGCCAAATGTATCAAAAGTGCTTAAAGATCTGTAAAAACTATCTCGCATATGATGCATTTGTTCTATTATTTCTGCGGGCTCTACTTCTGACACAGCTTGCAATGTCATTGGACCTATGCCGCCATCTTGCTCAACACCTGCAATACGTTGCAGCGCTTTAGCTGCACGGCTTGTCCCGCTGTTCACACCCCAATCAAATACAGACCAGTCAACACCAGAAGGTAAATCATCTCCACGCACACGATCCCAATAGTTTTCTTTGTAAATGGGATACACATCATCGTGCGTAAGACCTTCCATTTCACCATCCATAACTTGTCGCCCTGCGTACTGCTCGTAAACTGCACGGGTCACCCCAAGATTAGTTTCGCCTCCGGGGTCGTTAGGGTGGTTTACATAGCCGCCTTCGTGATCCAAAAGACGTGCCATGCATTCTTCAAAGTTTTGTTTCATTTCTTATTCCTTAACTTAGCAAACTGTCGAGATCCAAACCAAAAACTGATAATAGACGTAAACAACAGGTTCGTGTCATCATTCCAAATTTGTTGGGCTGCTTCGTTAAATGTAACACCGGTGCTCATAGAGTAAAACAATCCGCTGATTTTTACAGTCAGAAACAAACCCACAAATAAATATGTTACAACTGGTCGTACCGATCCTGATAAAGCTGCCGCAAATCCAGACTTGGCGTTTGCCGCTGCCATTGCCTTGTATATACCCTCTGATTCCGCAATATCCGCTTTGGCATCTAGCTCATCTAATTTAAGTGACGATAGCTGTGCCGCGTACTTACCTTTGGCCTCAAGCATTTTAAGCTCTTGAGCATCTTTCTGTTTTTGTTGAAACAAATCAAGAATTGAGGGAATGATAGAAGTACCAAACCCAAGTGCCGCGCCTAATAAGGATAACATGTTACTTCCCCTTTTTTGCGTTAGAATGCGTTTTTTGGATGTTAAAAGAAGCGCGTTTTACGGCACCTGTGTGGGGTTTATATTCTCCTTTCATTAGGTTGTAACCTTTACCAGATTTCATCCAATGAAAACCTTTTGGAGCTGCAATTGTTTTCTTTCCCATATTATACTCCTATTTGAGTTTAGTTTTAGATAAAGCCGTAGCCCCCATAAAACCGACAACTACACCGAGTTGCGCTACAATAAATGTATTTAAAAACCCTGATGCAGTAGCAACTCTGTCTATGGCTACAACTGGAGAAAGTAAGACAACGACAGCCACAATCGTTACAATCATTGCAATCCAAGCCATAATACGTTGCGTGTCTGCTAACTTATCT